TCCAGCCCGTCGAGCAGGTCTCCGAGCGTATCGAGCGCGACCGTGTTGCGGGCCTCCGAGACCTGCTCCGGAGTGGCCTCCGAGCGCTGGCGGGCCTTGCGGACGATGGCCACGGCTTCGTCCCGAATGAGCCCCTCGTAGCCGTCCAGCTGGCGCTTGACCAAACCCAGATGGAACAGGTTGTCAGCGGCCTTGGAGTGCTGAGCGGTCACGAGCGCGGGATTCGCCTTCCGCATGGCGGCGAGAGTCTGGGAGTCGTCCAGACCGGCCGCCGTGAGGATTGAGCGGACGGTGGCGGCCGTCTCGGGAGACTTGGAGAGGGAGAGCAGCGCATCCCCGATGATGCCTTGCTCGGCCGTGGCCTTCAGCACGTCCGGGGCGATCCCCCAGAGCAGCGCCCGGAAGTCATTTCCGGTGGCGATGGACTCGAACGTGACGGCGGTATCCTCGTACAGCCCGGTCAAGGCGGAGAGAACGTTCTCCGAGACACCCTGCGGGGGCTCCCCCGATGCGGGGGCGGGAGGATTCGCGGCCGGAGAAGCGGCCGCGCCGGCGGTAGCCGTGGACGGCGGCGCCCCCTGCTCAGCGGCGGGGGTGCCGGTCGGAACGGGATACGGCTCCCCGTTGGTCACGTACTTCTGAAGGGCGGCGGCGACGCCGGCCAGGGTCAGCTTGCCCGTCATGCGGACGGGGGCCTCACGGTTGGAGCCACCGGCGACGATGTTGGTCACGTCCTGAACCATGTTCCAGATGGACGTATGGTTCGAGCCCATGACCTGCTCGCGCATCTTGCGCTTGCCGTCGGAGTCGAGATTGGCGCCCGCCTTCCAGAAGGTCTGAAGGTCGGCCACGTTGACGGAGTCAACGAAGTCACCAAACGTCACTGTGCTTGCGGTACGTGGCATCGGAATCTCTTTCTTTTCGGCCATGCCGATAGTAGGTATTCCGCCTGCTCCCTATCGCCCTGACGGGCGACCGTCCGTAGCGGGACATGACGTTGCTTGGCCGCTGGCGTCTCGCGGGGATGCGGGCTCAGCGGGTCGGGGCGTACACGGCCGCGGGGATGCGGCGGCTCGCCCGTCTGTCAGTGGTATTCGGTTGTCATGCCAGCGGCGCGGCTCAGTCTGCCCGCCCGGCCTTTTTCACGTCCCGCCCGGTTCGAGGAACCTGGCGGCGCGTCGGAGGTCACCTCCGACCCTTCAAGTATCCGGCCGGGTAGTTGAGCTGGGGTTGAGACCGAGTGTGCATCCGGTTGAGTACCGACCTGGTTGGGTGGCCTGGCGGGACACTGCTCGGGTGAGCAGGACTGCCTATGCGGGCAGCTCTCGGGAAGCTTGGTTTCGCGCTCCCCGCCCCGCCCGGCACGAAGTTTCGCGCCACCACCGGCGGCGGCGATGGCGCCGGGGGCCGGGCCGTCCGCGTGGGCCTATCCCCTCCAGGGGCACCGGGGGCTGTTCTCCCGACGACCACGCGCCTTCCGGGGAAGGGGGATAGGTCTGGGAAGGGGGTGTCACGCCCGCGAACGGACGAGACGCGGCCCGGTTTGTACAAAACCCCGCCGTTGTAGGCGTATCATGCGCCAGATGAGCGAGGAGGAGTGGCGGGCGCTGGCGCTCCAGATCGAGAGTCGGCTCTGCGGCATGGAGGGCGAGATCGAGAGCCTCCGGTCGCTGCTCCGCTCGGCGGGCATCCCCGTCCGGCGGCAGCGCATCCGGATCACCGGCGAGAACGGGAAGGCCCAGGAGGCCCTGGACGTGCTGCGGGCGCACGGCGGGACGCTCCGGCCGTCCACCGTCGCCGGGCTCCTCCGCGTCTCCCGGGAGTACGCTTTCGACCTCCTGGCGTCGCTCGTGGCCGCGAATACGGCGGAGAGGGTGGGACGTGGCCAGTACCGCGCGAAAAACCCTTAGGCGGGCGGAGCCCGCCCCGAAGACCTGGCGGAATCGGATCACCGGACACGGCGAGGAGGCCCCCGAGCAACTCCTGGCCAACCCCCAGAACTGGCGGGTGCACCCCCAGTTCCAGCAGCAGGCCCTCGGGGCCGTGCTGGACGAGGTCGGGTGGGTCGCCCAGGTCATCGTCAACCAGACCACCGGGCACGTCATCGACGGCCACCTCCGCGTCGCCCTGGCCATCTCCCGCGGCGAGAAGGCCGTGCCCGTGGAGTACGTCAAGCTGTCCCCCGACGAGGAGCGCCTCGTCCTGGCCACCTACGACCCCCTCTCGGCGCTCGCCCTGGCCGACGCCGACCTCTTGAAGGGCCTGGTCGGCGACGTGGCCCCCTTCGTCGCCGACCAGGCGCTCCAGAAGATGCTGGCCGACCTCCAGAAGCAGGCCGTCGTCTCCCTGGACGGCCTCTCCGAGTTGGTCGAGGGCGAGCCGGGGGACGCCCCCGAGCCGGGGCTGGACGAACTCGGCGCCGCCGAGTTGGACGAGAAGCACCAGCCCCTCCTGCACCCCTCCGAGGACGAGTTGGAGGCCCTGCGGCAGCGGTGGGGCGTGCAGCCCGGCTACCAGTACGTCGTCCCCTCCGGGACGGTGCCCGGCCAGGAGCACCGCCTCCTGGTGGGCGACTGCATCGACCCCAAGGTGGTCGAGGCCGCGGCCGCCTTCGCGCCCACCGTGGTCGTCACCTCCCCGCCCTACGGCACGGCCCAGTCCTACGAGGAGCCGGGGCGCCGCGCCGGGCCGGAGTGGGAGAACCTGATCTACACCTTCTTCCAGCGCTGGTCGGGCGTCGTCCAGGCCCTCGCCGTCAACCTGGCCGACGTGGTCGTGTCCGAGCAGCCCGGTCGGGAGCGCCACACCTACGGGACGATGGTGCAGGCCGCCCAGGCCGGCGGCAGCCCCCTCGTCGCCACCCGCATCTGGCGCAAAGACCCCACCTGGGCCGGGACGTACCCCTACTGGCTCAACTCCTACAAGCCCGTCTCCGAGTTCGAGTACGTCGGGCTGTTCGCCGGGCCGCACTACCCGTTCAAGAAGGTGTCGGATCGGGTGCCCGAGAACGAGGAGTGGCGCTTCCGCGGCGTCTGGGAGATCAGGAGCGTGTCCAACCAGCAGGAGCACAAGGGCCGCCACCCGGCCGCCTTCCCCCTGGAGTTGCCCCGCCGCCTCGTCCTCCTGCTCACCGACCCCGGGCACGTCGTGGTCGATCCCTTCCTCGGCTCCGGCACCACCCTCGTCGCCGCCGAGGCCCTCGGGCGGCTGTGCGTCGGCGTGGAGCGCGACCCCCGCTTCGCCGCCCTCGCCCTGGAGCGGGCCACCAAGCTGGGGCTGTCTCCGAGGCGGTCGGAGCCCGCTGAGAGCAAGGTCGATGCCTGACAACAGCCGCCTCAAGGAGTTGAATGCCCGGCACAGCCTGGAGTTGTCCCAGGCCCTGCCCCTGCCGGCCTACGAGCCGCTCAAGAGCGAGCCCTGGCTGAAGTGGCCCCAGGAGACGGCGATCCAGTACCAGGCGTTCACCGTCTACCGCGACATGGAGCCCCGCGTCCGCTCGTTGTCCCGCACCGAGTACGTCCGCCGCTTCGGCCCGCCGCCGGAGACCGAGACCCTCACCCAGATCAACCGCAAGGTGAACCCGTCCGGGCGCTCGTCCCGTTGGAGTTTCCGCTTCCGCTGGCGGGAGCGCGTCGAGGCGTTCGACCGGGCCATGGAGCGCCAGCGCATCGCGGAGATGCAGAAGGGGCAGCTTGAGGCGTACCGGGAGATGGGGGAGCGCCACGCCCGGGAGGCGGTCGCCCTCCAGGCCAAGGCGGTCGCCCGGCTCCAGCACCTCAACCCCAACGAGTTGTCCGCCGCCGAGGTGCGCCAGTTCATCGTCGCCGCCGCCACCTTGGAGCGCATGTCCCGCGGCGCCTCCTTGCAGGACATGGCCGCCGCCACCCGCGAGAACACCGTCCAGGGCCGGGCGTCCGTCACCGCCCAGATCGAGTACGTGGACGACTGGCGCGGCGACCGGGAGCGCCTGGAGCGCCTGCGGAGTCAGAACTCCCGCTACGGCAACGGCCAGGGGCTCTTGCCCGAGGACGTAGAGGATGCAGTTACCCCCGTCCGTCTCGACGGCTCGCCCCTCCGCGCGGACGACCGAGGATGGCTCGGCGACCAACTCGGAGAAGGTGAGGTACCGGTTTCCCCGCCCCCACGACGGCCAGATTCAGGTTCTCCAGGGTCGTAAGCGCTTCACCTGGCTCAGCGCCGGCCGCCGCTGGCGCAAGACCACCCTCGCCGTCGCGCTCGCCGGGGAGGCGTCCATCGCGGGCGATCCGATCCTGTGGGGCGCCCCCACCTTCGGCCAGTGCGAGATCGGCTGGCGGGAGATGCAGCGGGCCTGCGGCGGCGGGGCGCACTTCGCCCGGAACCGGATGGAGGTCACCTTCCCCTCCGGGGGCACGGTCACCTTCCGCTCCCTGGACGACCCCGACAACGCCCGCGGCCTCACCGCCTTCGGCGTCGTGCTGGACGAGGCCCCGCTGATCCAGCAGCGGGCCTGGTACGAGGTCATCCGGCCCATCATCTCCGACACCGACGGCTGGGCCGTGCTGATGGGCACCCCCAAGGGGAAGAACTACTTCTGGCGGGAGTTCCAGGCGGCGGCGCAGGGCGACCGGGCGGAGAGCGTCGCCTTCCAGGCCCCCACCCTCGGCGTGCGCCGCACCCCGCTGGGCGGGCTGGAGCGGGCGCCGCACCCCCTGGAGAATCCCCACTTCTCTTTCCAGGAGGCCCTGCTGCTCCACGACACGATGACCGAAAAGACGTTCGACCAGGAGTTCCTGGCCCAGTTCGTCGAGGACAGCGGCGGCGTGTTCCGCCGGGTGATGGAGTCGGTCGGGGCCAGGTTGCAGGATCGCGGCGAGGTCGGCCACCGCTACGTGATGGGCGTGGACTGGGGCAAGTACAACGACTTCACCGCCATCATCGTCCTGGACGTGACCGACCAGCGCCGGGTCGAGGTCTGCTTCGTGGATCGCTTCAACCAGATCGACTACACCCTCCAGATGGGCCGCGTGGGGGCGGCCTTCGAGAAGTTCCGCCCCGGCCTGATCGTGGCCGAGAAGAACTCCGCCGGGGAGCCGCTGATCGAGGTGATGCAGCGCATGGGCCTGCCGGTGTGGCCGTTCATCACCGGGAACGCCACCAAAGCCCTGGCCATCGACGGTTTAAGTCTCGCCTTAGAGCGTGGCTGGCTGCTTTTGCCGAACAACAACGCCCTGATTAACGAGTTGCTGGCGTATGATGCCGAGAAACTGCCCTCCGGGATGCTGCGCTACTCGGCCCCGGAGGGATTCCACGACGACACCGTGATGGCGCTCGCCATGGCGCTCTGGGGCGCCGCTTCGCCGTCCGCGCAGCCGAAATCGCTCAGTTGGGGCTGGGGAGAGGACTAACGCAGGTGGTAGACGAGTTGGTGGCCTCGTTCCCGACGCCGACCGAGCCGGGTCGGAACGTGGACGGCGACGAGAAGGTGGGCATGATCCAGGACATCGTCCAGCAGCTACGGGACGATTTCCGGGAGCGGGACGCGCTCTACGCCACCTACGACACCGTCCTGTTCCAAGAGAACGAGGTGGTGATCCCGGACAACTACCGCAAGACGGCGCTGGAGGTGAAGTCGCCGCTGGCGCCGCACATCGCCAACACCATCACCGCCGCCCTGTCCACGAATCCGCCCAACGTCCAGTTCGACCCCGTCGCCTTCGGGGACACGGCCCAGATCAACTCCACCCTGCGGGAGAAGTTCTTCGAGGCCGCGTGGCGCCGCCAGGAGGAGGAGGCCCAGCGCTCCCTGTTCCGCCCCTTCATGCACGCCCTGGTGACCAAGGGCGAGGCCGTCCTCAAGACGGTGGAGCGCACCAAGAAGGCGTGGGCCAAGTACGACCGCGACCAGTCCACCCTGCGCCGCATCCTGGACGAGGACGAGGACTTGGATGAGGGCGAGAAGGAGCGCCTCTACACCTCCCAGACCGAGGAGTGGAAGCGCGACCTGCCGTACCCCATCGCCACCACCGACGTGCCGCCGGACACCTTCTACTACACCAAGAACGAGGACGGCCTGACTTTCGCCTGCGAGGTCAAGACGGTGCCGTTCTTCGAGACGCTGGAGCGCTTCAACGCCGGGGTGGACGAGAAGGGGAACATCCTCGCCCCCTCGGACGAGCGGGCGACCGGGTTGGCCCGCCACGAGTGGGCCAGCGCCTTCGGCTCCACGGTGCCCGGCCGGAGCCAGTGGAAGGGCCGCGGCCGGGTCAAGCCGCTGACGATGGTGGAGGCGTGGGATGCCAACGAGGTCACGTACATCCTCTACGGGCCGAACCAGGTCACCAGGGGCGGAAAACGCCTCGGCCGGGGCACCGCCGTCCGCCGAATCAAGCACCGCTACGGAGACCGAGTCACCGGCTCGCTTCGCGGCCCGTACTTTCAGGCGCTGGGGATTACCACTCACTCCCGGCTTCCTGAGCACGCCGGGCTCAGCGTCCTCTACGGCTTCCTCGAACTGTTCCCCCTCCTCGACAGCCTCCTCACCATCCAGTCCAACGCCGCCTTCCTCTACGGCTTCCCCGCTTTCAAGGAGACGGCGCCGCAGGGGCCGACGCTCCAGGGGCCGTTCGGTAACGACGGCGCCGAGGGCGGCTCCGACAAGACCCGCATCGAGCCCGGCACCCTCTACCCCCGCGACATCGCCCCGGTAGACATGCCCCGCTCCGGGATGGACTTGGAGCGGACGATCCAGTGGGTGCGCCAGATGATCGAGATGGCCCTGCCGAACGTGGTGCAGGGTCTCGCCAGTTCCGAGCAGTCCGGGTGGGCGATCACCCAGAGCGCCCAGTTGGCCCGGCTCTCCTGGCAGCCGATCATCGACAACGCACAGTTCGCCCTCTCCCGCCGCACCGGCTTCGAGTCCTGGCTGATCGACAAGCGCATCCGGGAGCCGGTCTACGTCTGGGGCGAGCAGCCGGCCAATTTCCCCACCGACAGCCACCGCCAGGGGTGGCTGAAGATCGGCCCCGACGAGTTGCGGGGCGTCCACCGCTACCGGGTGCGCCTCCAGCCGGAGACGGCCGCCGACCGCATCCAGCAGATCAGGACGCACAAGGAGTTGCTGGGCCTGCGGCTGGAGAGTTGGAACGACGCCGTCACCGAGTTGGGCGGGAACCCGGACGAGGTCGAGGCGGCCTGGCTGCTCTACGACCTGAAGAACGACCCGGTCATCAAGGCCGAGTTGAAGAAGCGCACCTTCAAGGAACTCGGCCTGATGGACGAGCAGGCCCTCCAGGGGGCGAACGCCGAGGCCCGAGCCGCTCAGCCCCCCGGCGGCGGCGGAGGGGCTCCCTCACCCGGGGCGCTGAAGCCTCCCGCGATGGGCGGCGGCAGCGCCCCGGGCGGGCAGCCCGGTCAGCAACCGGGGGCACCCCCGAATGCGGTCGCCATCACCCCCGGTCTCCCGGGAGGCGGAGCGCCGATGGTACCGCCGCCCCCGCGCGGGGCACCACCCACCCAGATGCCCGGGATGCCGGGGCCGGTCGCTCCTGGGCGATAGCGGGGAGGTAGGACGTGGTCATGCGCCCGCCCGGGGTACCCACCCCGGTCATGCAGCCCCCGACGCCGCCGAACCTGCCCAACCCCACCGGGCCGCCCCCCGTCCCCATGCCCGGTGGGATGCCCCCGGGTATGCCGGGGGCGCCTCCCCCCGGCGTTCCCGGGATGCCCCCGATGGGGCCGCGTCCGGTGGCCCCGCCGCAGGGCGTCCCCGTCCCCGGCGCCGGCCCCCCGCAGATCGGCCCGCCGGGGGCCGTCCCCGCCGGAACCGGGAAGTCCACCCCCAACCTGGCCGAGGCCCTGCGTCAGGCGGGGATCAAGCTGCCCCCGGACGACGCCCTCAAGGAGCGCGACCTGGGCCGGCGCTCCCCCCGAGGCAGCGACGACCACATCTACGAGATCGTGGCCAAAGACCTCGCCCACTGGCTCGACCGGATGCCGCACGTCCTGGCCACCGCGCTGAAGGGCGGGCCGCACCAGCAGGCCCCCTTCAAGGTGCCCGCTACCGGCCAGCAGAAGTACGAGGTGTTCAAGGCCAAGCTGTTCAACGACGACGGCTCCGTGAACGTCGAGGGCCGCCAGGAGTTGCTCCAGCGGATGACGCCCAAGCAGTACGCCCAGGTGGTGCACGTCGTCGCCAAGCACATGAAGCGCGAGCACGGCGAGATGGTGGAAGAAGATGAGTGACGGCTCGTGGTGGAACGACAGCGGCGGCGGCGACGGGAGCCAGGATTACCAGTACAACCCGGCGCAGACGGCCGCCGCCCCGAACCAGTTCGACGGCAACACGGTCTACTCCCCACCGGGTCAGGCCAACCCCATCGACCAGTACAACTACGTCGCCGACCCCAACGCGGCCGGCGGCTGGCTGTCCTACCCGCCGGGGGTGGCCGCGCCCGCCGACCTGGCCGCCTTCTCCAACGGCAGCGGCCAGTACCCCAACGACGCCGAGGCGGCCAACGCCATCGGCAACTCGTACAACATGTCGCCCACGGTGGATCAGAGCGGCAACGCCGCCTTCCTCCAGGACTTCATGTCCTCCGGCAACGAGGGCGGCTGGGCCTCGATGAACCCCCAGGATCAGCAGACCTGGTACAGCCAGTACGGCCAGCAGGCCGCCCCCTACATCTGGGCGCAACAGGCCGGGCTGATGCAGGGCTCCCCGGAGGGGTTCAACGCCCTGCCGCAGGATCAGCAGAACATCTGGTACGGCACCTACGGGCAGTACGCGCCCCAGGTGTGGCAGCAGCAGCAGCAGGCCAACCAGAACGTCCAGGGCACCATCAACCAGATGCCCCAGTCGGGCCAAGGGGGCGGCTACCTGGCCTCGCAGGGGCAGTACCCCAACGGCTCCACGGTGCCCTGGAACAACCCCTATTCCATCGGGGCGGGCACCAGCAGCGTCCCCTACGGGTGGGGCGTGCCCGGATTCGGGCAGGCGCCCATCGACATCATCGACAGCTACATGCCCTACCTGAATAACCCCAACATCAGCCCGGGGTACATCCCGGGCTCGGGGACGTACAACCAGTACCGCCTCGACCAGCCGGGGCTGTTCGGGACGGTGGCCGGTCAGCCGGTGAACCTGCGCTACGGGCAGGGTGGTACGGGCGACCCGACCACCGGCCGGGAGGTGCAGACGCCGCAGGAGGTCGTCCAAGGCCCCAAGCTGTTCAACTCCACCCGCACGTCCAACTGGGGTCAGGGCGACCAGGCCGGGACGGGACTGGACTACATCGCCACCCTGTTCCTGCGCTCGGATACCCCCTCCGGGATCAACACCGCCGCCTGGAGCGCCCCCCAGGCTTTCTGGCAGGGCCTCGGTCAGCAGATACAGCAGGGCAACATCCAACCCACCAAGGAGGGCTGGGCCGCTCTGGCCCAGAAGAACATCACCCCGCAGCAACTCGGCCCCGCGGCGGTGCAGCAGGCCCAGCAGGCCGGCTACGGGGGTGCCGGCGCGGCCGGCGGGGGCACCGGCCCGATGGGCGCGGGCACTCAGG